CCCCTTTCCTTTCTATCCCTATAGTCAATAAGTACCTTACTGTGCTTGACTGTGACACCTCCTACCGCAGACCTGATACTCTGGACATTAGCAGGCTCATTGACAATCCATTTGACATACCGTTGGATACGCCTCCCATGCCTGGCTCAAGGATGTCAAGGGATTGCATGGACACCGTTATAAACATCACTAGGAACAAGGGCTTGAAAACGGTGCTTACACTCTCCAGGCAAATGGAATCTAACGGGAACCAGCTGGTTAAAGCACTGGGGTCTATGCGACCCTTTTACCCTGTTATAGCCCATGAAATATATAGGTGCTCAGTGTATGGTGCTGCCAATGGGATTATGAAATCATTGTCCAGCACAAAGACAATCAGCGACTTGATGAATGTCAACAACAGGAGTACACTTAGTAGACTTAGGGTAGAGGATATCCGTTGGTTTGGACTCACTGCAGGTTTCTTAATGCGGGTTTATTCGATAGGGTCTGTCCCACAATTCCTGCCGGTTGGTATGTACTCACTGCTGACCAAGTCCAGGAAGAGGTGGGGGATAGATAGTATCACGGGAGTCTCCAATTGCCATCCTCTTATGAACTTTACTGTAGCACTGGTGGGAACCAAATTAGGGTCATGCCAAGCTAAGGAGTGGGCTTCAGACAATTCTTGTATTATTACAGGCATGTCGCTTGCTTCCGATACTGACCAGGCCAAGAACCATAGAGGCCCTATTGCTCCGTATCTGGGGGATTATACAGAGGAAAAGGCGGTATCTAAATGGGCAAAACCTGTGAATACTACGAAGCCTCTTCGAGATGTAATTAGGCTCCTACAGATAGCAAAAATGATAACAAGGCCAGGATCCCAAGCCCGAGCTGTTTTGGAAGGTCTTGTTTCACAGCGGAGCGATTTGCCATTGCACTTGCTTTATGAATTTGCCAGAGACAAGTTTGGGGGTACAACAGGCCATAGGTTCTCCATCAGTGACTCTACCCGAGGCTCATTCTCTTCATCTTTGTCCAACTGGGCGACTCATATCAGTATATCTACAAACCTGATGAGAGATGCGAGCCTGATTGATTATCCATTATCGGTCCATGAGTACGTGCTGTCTATAATAACCATGTCTAACTGGCTATTTAGGCTTGAGTCTGTCACTGCCCCATTTGGCTTAGTGTACAGGATTCATACCGAGGGATTACCTGTAGTATCAGATGCGATAGTTGAGACCGAGATATTGGTAGATCTCAGGTTGCCCTTGGTGAGGCCTCTTAATGGCTTTTATTACCTAAGAGCAGACTCAGTGACACTTGTGGCTAGCTCAAAACCTATGAACAGGATATCAACCAGCATAAATCTTCCAACCAAGACGCCTAGCACATTAGATGGCTTATATCAAGCATACCTATCATTGGCAACATCAAGGGGGCCCTTGATACCTTGCGGGAACCTTGTCCGTAGCTCACCATCTATAACCAGTGTTGTCGATATGCCTGAAGTCTACAAGCTAACATTCAAGCAGCATATGTCCAGCTTAGCTTTGGTCGTACTCAGTTCACTATCCCTGAGATCTATTCTTGCAACTCATAAGAATAGGCCTCTTACCAGGGTACTTGAAGATCTTCTGATTGGCCAGTGCCTTGTTGTAGTGCCCCAATCTTTTGGCACCTTTAAGAAATGTCCTGACAGGATGATTCCATCCCTGTTCACTAACCTGGGGAGACAGAATTCTAGAGATGCATCCATCTATTTAGCCCTCATGGTCTATGTGCAAGCACTCCACTTGCTGCACAATCCTGCTAACATAGAAATTCCTACTATTTTTGAGAAAGGTGTGACAGTCTTATCAAGTGACTTGTTAAACAGGTTGTCCTTATTCTGTGTCAAAGCGACACTGCTTGGATCCATGCATATAGTTAATACCAAACTACTCGTCAGGATTGCTTTAAAATTGAAGCAGCTCGGGAGGGAAATGGACAGAGTCATGGGCATCGTACAGCTACTTGCAGACATAGGCCTTCAGCAGGTTATATCTCGGTGCGAAGACTCACCTCAGCTGGTACTAAGGCGGTTGAGGGAAGCTACAATCACAAGAGAGAAAGTGCACCGACACCTCTGTGGAGTTATTACTCCTAGACACAAGAGCTGCTGTACAGGAACAGGCAGTAGACTTGAAATAGGGGGCCAACCCATATACATGAGCCCTAGTTCATTGTATAGCACATGGCAAAACCGACCCTATCCGGGCCCTGGTGATGCTGCCCATCGTTGGCGACCTATAACACCCTACCTGAATGAGAATAGCTCTATATTGATAGTAGGTATAGGGGTCGGGGGCCTTCTGAGGTGCATCCCTGACGATTGTTCTGTCTATGGGTTGGAGCTACCTAGTTCTCTTACCTCTTGCGGTCATGACTATATAACATATAAGCCTGCCTTTGACCATCCCAATTATAAGACACTCCCTGACTCATGGATATCAAAGAATGACATATCTACCCAAGAAGGTAAAGAAGCGATTGTCAAACTAGCCATGCCATATGATACTGTTATAATCGATGCAGAGGGTATAAAGACTATGGATAGGGTCATCCTCAGGCATATGGTTTCATGCCAAGGACCAAAATGTTGGGTTAGGTGTTTTGACACGCCTGACAATATC